GGAACTGTCGTATTTGAAAGAGGACACGAACAACTGATCAGTTGCATTATCGCCTTTCTCGAAAGTAACAGAATCCTCTATGATGACATTGGTTCCTGCAGGAGAATATCCATAAACAGGCATGACAGAGACTCCGACACCGAATGCAACAGGTCCATCTCCGCCCTCTTTGTTCTCTGCAGGGCCGTTGTACTTTATTGTGGTGGAGTCTGAAACAGTGACATTTCCGGCTCTAACATCGATTCCAGAGATTCCCTCGATGATGCATCCAGAGACATACCAGTGAGCGTTGGAAGGAGCATAGATGGCAGAACCCTCTTTGCTCTTCAGCGTCGCCCCATTGATGTTGATGAGTTCTCCGCCGAACATTCCATTGGTACCTACTGCAGAGGCCCCGTTTCCACCGAAGATCGTTCCACCGTTGACAGTCAGAGTGATGACTGCATCTTTGTCTTCCCAGACCTTATTGCGGATCGAATCAACGACATCTGTGTGACTCTTTTCTTTTCCATCAGTGCCATATACCACCTGAGCACGGAGGTATTCACCACTTACCCCGACACCATAGCTCTGAGAGTCGACATCAACATCTGTCAATACTATGGAACAGCCTCTTACAAGAGTGTATGTGTATGTCGTTGTTCCCGTAGTATTATCTTTCACAGCGTCGGTTTTGAATGCGGATCCATCCACTACTGTATACCAATCAGAACCTCCACCACGAGTTCCAACGAGTTTTCCATTGGTTATTATGAGGTCGACTGCGTCCTCGGTAGTGGGCTTTACCAAGAACATGTTACCCTTCGAAACATCTGCGGTAACAGTGTGTCCTGCGAGATCAATCTCCAGGTCAGAGGCTACTTTGACTGTGTTAGTCAGGACATAGTCCTTATCCAGAACAATTTTACCATCTTTCGCAAGTCCTAGGAAATGCTCTGCATCGATAGACTCTGCAGAAGCTGCTTCGCTGTCGTCAGCGACTGCGGGGATCGCAGCGAAGACAGCGAACGCAACCGCTAGGACGGCGATTGCCGCCATGAGCTTCTTGGAGGCGCTTGCCCCCCCCCATGGCGGGGTTCGTTTTCGATTTCATGTGTAATACATCCTAATCGAAAAATCGTCGAAAAAGTGCGTTTTTTGCCTGAAAGAGAGGTTGAAAAATGCCAGCAAAAAAGACGCTGACCCGTGACGTGCTCCCTGCGTTGTGGGCCGGATTGGAGATCGATCCGAGGGAGTCGAGCCGTCCGTTGAACCGGACGGTCTACGCAAGGATCATGATGACATCAGACACGATCGTGTCCAAGCCCGTCCTCGACAGGATGTGGAGAACACTCGAAGCATCGATCTACGCAGAGCAGTCGCCCTACGCAGAAGGCGTCCTGATCCTCGACATCCCCGCCATCAAACTCGCCCTCGTCGCCGAGGGCAGACACGATTTGGTGCGCACACACACACCATACATATTCACACACATACCCGAGACCAAGGAGGGGTCGCAGTGAGCGACACCCTCAACGTCTGTCAGCGCATCGTCAAGGCGTGCGAGATCCTCGGGTCCCAGGCATGGGAGCAGGATCTGTCCAACTCGGCCTACAAGTCGATCACCATCGACACCATGCGCGCAAGGGTGAGGTCAGCATGCGTCGAAGCCGGCATCATCCACGTCGGACCCTGCGACATCGACCTCGACAGGATCCAGAACCCGGGCGAGAAGACCGTCCATTTCTACGCGTCCGCGAAGTTCAGGATCATCAACGCCGACAACCCCTCGGAGGTCATCGAGTACGAGACCCTCGGCGAGGCCATGGACAACGGCGACAAGGGTACCGGCAAGGTCGTCACCAATCTGATCAAGAATTTTTACAAAGCCGCGTTCGACATCGGCGCGTTGGCTCGCGACGACATCGACAGCTACTCCAATGAGGAGATCTACGCAGAGGCCGACCGCATCAAGACCGCATCCAAGAAGTCATCCGCGCCCGACCCCCGCGAGAAGCAACGCAGGATCCTGATCGAGACGATGACCCGCTGGGCATGGACCGACATGGACACGGAGATCGCGGGCATCATCGGACGCTACGCGACCGAGCACGGCCAGATGGACGCCTGGACCCATGAGATCGTCAAGGCATGCTACGACGAGTGCCTCAAGGCGAGGGGATCCCAATGATCGCCGACCAGGTCGGTGCCGATTATCTCGGTGACAGGCTCGCCGTGTGCGGACGCACCGTCATCAGCCACGCATGCCCGGCATGCGGCGGGATGTACCTCCAAGCCGAGGCCCTCAAGGAGGGCGACCGCACCATCGGCATGGTCGTCCGTTGCTCCATGCCCGGATGCAGGGCCATCGTCGACACGGAGTACTCCGACGAGTACAAGGCGGAGATCGAGGCCGAGGAAGCACGCATCGAAGCCATGCGCAGGGACGCGGCCAAAAAGGAACGCGATGCCTGGCTCCGCAGGAGGGAGTACGCATGAGGTACGAAATCGTCGCCGTGTGGAACTCGGTCGTCACCAAGCCGTTCGCGGAGACCTATGGGAAGACCGACGACTACGCCGAGTTCCTCGCCGAGGTGGACAAATTGAGGCAGTTCGGATGGACGATCCTCGGCACCACCTCGGAGGAAGGCATCGTCACCGCATGGGTCACGAGGGAGGGAGCCTGATGGTCATGTGGACCACGCGCCACGCCTTCGGCTGGCAGAGATACCTCCACGACGCCCAGGAGGACGGCAGCTACACGGACGAGTTCGCGCCGGCATGCGCCGCAAGGGGCGATTTTATCGACATGACCGACTGGAAGCCGTTGGAGGAGTACGAATGAATGGCCTCGACAGAAAGATCATCGAGGCCGCCCGTGCCAGATCCAAGGCTCGCGAAGGAGAGGAGATGATCCGCGCCTACGAGCATTTCCTCCGGATGGGCGACATCAAGTCAGCGATCAGGAGGTACAAGGCATGACCCCATTCGAGCGCGACAAGACCAGCATCCGCTACCGCGTCCTCGACCACATCACGATGTACCCCGGCAAGACCACGCAGGAGATCGCGGATGCCACCGGCATCACCCACAGGCGCGTCAAGAGCGCGTGCGACTACCTGCAGGTCAGGGGGTACATCACAAACATGGCCCTGTCCGGAAACCACCGCCCGAGGCGCCTTATCAGGAGGGACGCCGAATGATGTCCAAGACCGCACGCGACCTCGTCACGCCCTACGGCGCAGACTCGATCAAGATCAAGGTCGCCAGCGACCAGCAGCGCATCGAGGACCGCATGCCGGACATCCTCGCCGAGTGCGACCGCCGGGGCATCAAGCCCGAGGCATGGTGCAAGATCTCCATCGTCTCCGCATCCGGAGTCGTGGCACCGCTCAAGACCGTCTGGCTCGGCGACGGGGAGCCGACCGCCAACCAGTGGGGGCATAACCTATGACCGCCACGTATGACGGTCATCTCGCCGTCACCAAGACCGGCATCGCCGCATGTTGCCGCGACATGGACATCTGCGTCCTGCGCGGACAGGTCTACACCGGGACCAAGGGCCAGCTGATGCTCCGCATGACCGACAACCCACGCAAGGGCATGATGATCCGCAGCTGTCCGTTCTGCGGTGCGACACCGGAGGACCGTCCATGAGGATCCACGTCTGGACATGCAACCGCTGTCACGACGACGGCGGAGCGTGCGAGATGGTCACCGAGGATGCGGAGATGGTCCCGAGACATTGCCCCTGCGACCTGATCGCATCATGGCAGGAGGGAGCGGAATGACCTACGAGGAGGACGTCCGCGAGGCCCTCAAGCAAGGCCCCGGGAGCGTCAGGCAGATCGTGGAGCGCATCCCTCGCGCATCCGAGAACGGAGTCCGCCGTGCGCTCCGCAGGATGGAGGCGCGCGGAGAGGCGAGGATCCTCCGCTTCGAGCGGTTGACCCCGTACGCATATGCTCCGATTTGGGAGGCCGTCGAATGAGCGCGATCTACGAGCCATTGGTCATGGCCGCCCTCGCCGAGGGACCGGCCACCATCAGCGAGATGGTCGACCGCATCCCTCGGTCCAACTACGACTCCATCCTCAACACGATCCACATCCTCGTCGAAGCCGGCAGGGTCCGCGTCAAGGAGATCAGGAAAGCCCCCAAGACCTCCAAGCCCACCCGTGTCTGGGAGGCGATAGAGTGACCGAAGCAACCGTCACCCAGCTGAAGGACCGCATCCTCGCATACTGCGAGACCGCGCACACCCAGCAGGAGATCATGGACCACCTCGGCATCGACCGCTCCATCGCATCGTCCCTGATGCTCAAGATGGTGGCATCCAAGGAACTCGCCATCGCACCCGGCACATGCGGGAAGGGGTGGATCACCGGCGTCAAGGCCAAGGTCATGCTCAAGCAGCTGGACGGTGACGCCTGATGGACCAGACCGAGAAGCTGTGCGTCGTCCGCGCCCGCGGAAAGGCCCTCGCGAGAGCCATCGCCGACGCGAGGTTCGGAGCCAAACCCGAACTCGACGGAAGGCTCCAGGAGGTCCAGAACGCCGTCCTGACGCTCAACGCCTGGATGGAGGCGCAGGACCTGATCCCGAGGGAGGACCGATCATGATGGACAGCATCATCATGACCTACTCCCGGCACAGGACCAACGGCACCACCGAGACCCGCAGGGAGACCATCGACGGATGCAGGAGCGTCGTGGCGCTGATCGGGTGCATCCGCGCCGGACTGACGGACGGATGGCGCCTCCAGGACATCCGCATCGAGAGCCAATGCTCCACATGCGCCCACGCCTACGTGGACGGCGAGATGGTCTACGAGTGCGGCTCCAAGGACATCACCGACGAGGACATGTGCGATTTCCGCAGCTGTTCGCAGTACGTCCGCATGGAGGGGGAGCGATGTCCGTGTCGAGAGTCTACTGCGTCATCTGCGACCTTGGACGCGCCACCATCGTCGAGATCGCCCGCAGGACCGGACTTCCGCCGTGGAGGGTCGCCAACGCGGTCTCCGTCCTCAAGAGTCAAGGGAGCATCCGCATGGTCGGCTACCGTGCCAATCCCGCATACGGCAAGGGCCTCGCCCAGAGATGGGTCCAGATCTGGGAGGCGGTCGATTGACCGGGACCATCCTCACGGGCAGTCGTGCCGGCATGGTCTACGACGCCCTCAAGACGCTCGGACGCCCGTCCACCGCGCCGGAGGTGCTGGACGCCCTCGGCGACAGGTGGGTGACCGGTTCGAACACGGTCGGGAGCATGCTCCGGAGACTGTACGAGGAGGGTCATGTGACCCGCTCCGTGGACTCCAAGGGGACACGCAGATGGGAGGTGCGCCGATGAAGGCGACCAAGGCCGACTGCGACGCCGTGTTGGAGGTCATCAGGCAGCACCCCGAGGGCATCACGGGAGCGCAGATCAGAGAGGCCCTGCCGCATCTCACCCGCTACATGTCACAATCGTGCACCTCACGCCTCCGCAGGGAGGGGAGGATCATCCGCAGGACATCCGACAGAGCTTACTCGCTGATCTGGGTGGTCAAATGACCCAATCCCAGGAGATGATCCTGACCTCCCTGCGCGAGCATGGCCCGATGACGGTCACGCAGATCTGCACCGACACCGGATGCAGTCCGACCTACGTCCGGAAGGCGCTCAAACAGCTGGCGAAATATGATTACGTCGAGGACGGCGAGCCGGTCCGGAAGCCCGGATGCACCACATGGCTCGCCACATGGAGGGCGATAGAATGAGACAGATGGACATGGACACGGTCGGAGACATCGACAGGGTCTTCCCCGACGGGAAGCGCTGCAGATGGCTCAAGACCGACATCGACAGCGGACTGATGGCAGGAGGCGAGGTCTTCGTCATGGGGACATGCAGACTCATGGGAGGCGTCGCCTACGACCGCACATGCGACGGATGCTCGTCATACGCGAGGGACCGAGGATGACAGAGATCACAAGACAGGAGAAGACCGCGCTCATGGACGCGGTCAGGCTCGGAGCGATGACCGCCCTGGGGGAGGTCGTCTGCATCAAGGACCTCCCGGCGGGGGTCCCGATGAAACTCTACATCAAAACAATGGAAGCCGTGAGCGAAGCAATGGGAGATGACATACGATGACTACTGACGGATTGATCGATCTGGCGGACAGGATGATGTCCTACGCGATGGAGTTGATGGACGACGAGGAGATGGGGACCGTGATGGAGTGGGCCAACGCCATCTACGACTACGCCGGAGTGCCGGCGGACCAGAGGAGCGGCAAGGAGATCATGGAGGGATGCGAGTGAGTCCCTGCCCCGAGGAATGCAAAGGCTGCATGTTCCAGGTGGACTACGCCGACGACGATCTCGGAGTCAACATGTTCTGCGCCCATCCGCAGCTCGCACGTCGCTCGATGCAATGCCCCACCAGGCTGACAGCTGCGGCCAGGAGGAAATACGGCGGATGGACGCCCACGCCCAAGGAGGGATGCGAGTGACCGACCAGTGTAGCGACTGCGCACATGCCTTCGTCGGAGAGGTCAAGGTGGACTTCGACGGCCCGGGATACCTCGATTTCGACTGCGAGATGGAGCGTGTCATGACCGACGAGGACTGCGAGATGTGCGACGAGGGCAGATGCCCTTACTACGAGCGGATGGAGGACGAGGTGGAGTCCGAATCGAAGTACGTCCGCGGTCTCCGTATAGGCGACGAATGCCCAAGACCGCCGAGGAGTTGACAAAATACCAGTATGGCGGGGTGACCATCAGGCTGGCCGACGACCAGATGGACAGACTCGTCGATGCCATCAAAAACCCCGAGCCTTCCGATACCCTTACGATCGACGGCAAAAAGGTCACCTTCGACGAGATCGGAGAGATGCTGGCGAAGTACAGCTATCTCGAAGACCAGGCCAAGCGGTTCGAGAGACTGGGCAAGATCATCGATGCCGCATATCTGGGGTTCGGGAAATCCAATCCGCCCACGGCGATCAATCCATACGAACGGATTCTTCAGAAGTTCTACGAGACGGAGGAGAAGGAATGATCGAGGATAAGTTACAGACCATCGAGGAGATCGAAGGCGTGCTGGACATTCTGGAAATGATCAACACCCTGTGCGATGACGACGACACCAACGCCACTTCGGAGTTGATCGCAAGGATCAGAGGACTCGCGAGACAGGTCAAGAAAGCGGATCGCTCCATAGAGATGGCCACCCTGATACAGGCCATGAAGTTCGTGGCCATCTGCGGCGATCTCATAAGGGAGACCAAGGACCTGCACGAGATGAAGCTGGACCAAGTCCTGCCAGAGGATGACGTCAAGTCGATCCGGGATGCCACTGTCGTCTTCGAGATGGCCATCACTGGATCCGTGACGCACGCCATGGAGACGATGGACAGGCTGGACGTTTGGAAGTCCGGCGGACATATCGACAAGATGGTGGAGGAATCGGCGGGGTATCTCCCGAAGATCGGGACGTTCGAGTGGGTCCTGGCCCGTGTGAGGCATGGTGCGAAGTACTCGCAGTTCAGGCGCAGAGGATGGGAACACTGGCGCGATGCCGTGCTGGATATGTCCGACATGGGACCAGCCAGTATCATCGACCCCAGGTATCCCGACTATGAAGACGCATACATCAGGATGCTCGAAGTGGCAGACATGACCGCAGGACAAGAGGGACGATGTCGTCACCATCAAGGACGGCTACGACCGCGAGTCCATCATGGTCAGGCCGAGGGACGTGCTGTGCGCAAGGGTGATCCTGGTCGGCATCCACGAGGTGGAGAAGGAGAAGCTGGAGGAGTCCGAATGACCGACCTCAACATCAGCTATGAGGACGGCCTCCGCCTGTCCGAACTCAACGGGACGTTGGAGGGCCTAAGATACCAAGTCGCGCACATCTTCGAGACGCACGTGGGGCAATTCGTCGCACTCGCCGTCGTATCGGCTATCGGCATCTTATTCGCCATGTGGTTGATCTCGATGTACCTCCAGGATGATAGGCCACGCAAGGACAGATTCGGCGCAGGGGAGGATCCCAAGAGATGGGCGACCTGCATCTACACCTACAAGGTCCTGACCCCTGCCAGGAAGGAGGAGAGGACGGGATTCAAGCCGAACACCAACGGATTCGAGCGCTACACCTACACCGAAGACGTCCCGGTGGAGGTCAGGTGGAAAGTGAGGCCATGGGTAATTCTAACGCTGTTCGTAGCGATCCCGGCGCTGACCGTCGTGGTCATCGTCGGATTGCTGGACATCGCCATCGCCTCCGAGATCGAGATGCAGATGGCGGACGTCCAAGCGCAGATCGACACGATCCTCGCCAAGTACGGAGGCGCCTGAATGAAGACGCCCGCCACGATCTCCGTCCTAATGGCCGACAGATTCTCCGCCCTGCGCATGCAGGGGCCGTCAGGAGACGCGAAGGAGGACAAGAGGATGTGCGAGTGCATGAGATGGCAAGACCTCGCCAAAGCGTTCGGGAGGGGCAAGGAATGAGCCTGTTCATGACGCAGAAGGAGGCGATGGTCGCACTTCTCCAGGGGAAGATCATCAGTGAGGGCTATTGGCGGTACAGGATGGTCGGAGATAACTTGCTCGCGAAAACCCCCACCTCGGAGTGGATCCAGTCGATGAATCTGCGCGGATTCGTGGAGGTCGTCGAGTGGAACCTGACCTTCGAGAGTGCGCTGGCGTGCATGCGTGATGGCAAGATCTGCCAGTGCGAGATCGCACCGGAGTTCAACTTCTGGATGAACGCCAAGAAGCGGATCGTCGCAGGGGAACCGACCGCCAGACTCGGACCGAAGGCCAACGGCCACATCGTCGAGCTGTGCGACGACCACTTCACTGCCAGATGGAGGGTGGCGCAGTGACATACATCGCCATCAAGATCTACAACGCGGTGAGCCTTAAGAGGCTCTGGTCGCTGGAGGAGGAGTTCACTAAGGCCGCAGGTGTGGATGTCGATGTCACCATCTCCGAACACGACAGCGTATGGACCTACTGCGATGTCGACATAGACGACGGGAATGACGGGAATAGCATCGCGGCGAAGAGACTCGTCGATTACGTCGAGAACATCCCTATGGGGGAGATTCTCCTAGACTGGGATACCATGTCCATTATCGCGTGCGAGAACTGCGAGGAGGGAGAAGAATGACCTGCTTTATCGCATGCTCCAGATGCAAGACGGGATTCAACCTCGACGAAGCAGGTGCGGGAAGGATCTATATGGACTTCCCCAAGAGAACCCCGCTGTGCGCCGACTGCATCGACGAGATCGTGCGCGAGTATCTGGAAAAGGAGGCAGAGGAATGACCGATCTCGATGTCATCAAGCGCAATTCCATTTCGGGAGCGTCCATCCGTATGCACATCAGACACTTGGAGGGATTCAGCGCGGAGGAGCAGTCGCTGTTCGCCCAACTCGAAAAGGCCCTGGACTATCCGAGACAGACGGATCTGACGCAATGGGAGGACGAGGAATGACATACGACCAGAGGACTAAGGATCTGGTCTAGGCGTCATGCAGTCTCGACCAGGCTGGCAGGACTCTGGAACTGGCAAGGATGGCCATAAGAGGGGCCGGCTTCGAAGAGGACTCGCAGGCCCTTTGGGAGATGACGATAAAGCTGAGTGAAATCTTCCGCAAGGTGACTGACACACTGGGGAATTATGCCGTGGGAGGGCTGGAGAAGGAGGAGGAAGACGAATGACCGATGAACTCGATCAGGTGGACATCACCTGGAACGCCCTTAATGCTGCGATAGAAGCATTGGACCGCATCAGAGGTCTCATACCCGAGGAGTACGACAGGAAGGTCGTCATGATCCAGGACCTCCTGATGGACACGGCGTGGTATGCCGGGGACCTCCAGTTCGAGGAGGCGGTCATCCAAGGGACGCAGGAGATGAAGGCGTGGATAAAGGAGGAGAGGGAGGAATGACACAATGGCGTGTCTGCGTCTATCCGACGCACGAGAGCATCCTCGCCATCAACGAGACCTACGGGACGAGGGCGGAAGCGCAGGATAGACTCGGCTTCATCCACGACATTATCATCAACGGCAGGACCGTCGAGAGCAAAGGCCCCAAACCCGGCACTGTGCGCCTCCTCAATGGGAAGCACATCGTCGGAGCGATGATGTTCGAGGTGGACGAGCGATGGCCAAGATCCACGCGTTCATGAGCCGCGACTGGTTCACATGCTACGAGTGCGACAGTCTGACGTGGCGCGGATTGACACCGTATTGCAGACACAACGGCTGTCTGATCAGATGGGACCCGGAGGGGTTCGGATGCGGAAGCTATGCATCGGGAGCGAGGGAGAGGTGAGATGGATGGCGGATTGGATCACACTGATATCTGGGATACTCGCCATCATCTGCGCGAGCATCCTTTATTTCAATGGTTGCAAACTTCAAAACGAGATGGAACGGGAACGCCGTGCCCATCGCAGGGCGATGGACTACGCGCTGTGCATCGACGACATCCTGACCGGCGCGACCATGCCGGAGGACAAGCGGAAGAGGCTGCAGACGTGCTTCCACTACTACCTCGCGGCGATAGGATCGGGAGATTGGGACCTGGTGGCGAAGCGCAGGGACGCGATGGACGAGGTGTTGAGCCAAAGCGGATGGGAGTGGATCGATGATCGAACATGATGATCGCATCCTCGCATCCGCCGTCATCGTCCTCGGAACGACCGTCGTCTCCATCCTCGCGGTCACATGCACGCCCGGGGGCGTCGTCGCAGGCATCTCTGCATGGCTCGCAGGCATCGCATGGGCATGGACAGAGGTGTCATGCAGCCGCTGACGCCCATCGAGCAGGAGATCGTGAGGCATCTCCGCACTAGACCCATGACCATGAAGGACATCGAGGAGGCGATGGGGAGGAACCGCCATGACGCAGACATCGCCGCGGCGCTCGACCGTCTCAAGTGGTTGGGATACATCCGTCGCAAGCGCCTGGACACGTCCTGCCATCTCGCCGTCTGGGAGCTGATGTGATGATGTATATCGGACAAAAACGATGCTGGTTTGTCGGCACATCGATGAAACACAGCGGTCGATCTCGCAAACCCCGACATGACGAGGATGTTTTTGTGCCATGTCGGACAAACCTTTTTCCTCCGTTTTTCCGAATTTCGTTTTTATACCCCCCGACTCGTCTTTTCATCACCTAAACGGAGGGTTAACCGTGGACAAACCAGAGTCGAGAACAATCAGGGTCCGGGTCAAGGACCTGATACCATACGCCAAGAATCCGAGGAAGAACGATCAGGCCGTCGAGGGTTTGAAGAAAAGCCTCGACAAGTTCGGCTACGTCACACGCATCGTCGTGGCCGATGATATGACCGTCGTTGCAGGACACACCCGCCTCAAGGCCATGCTCGAATTGGGATGGCAGGAGAAGGAGATCGAGGTCGTGCAATATCTCGCATCCCCACAAGATGTCAGAGCATACCGGCTCGTCGACAACAAATTCGGGGAGTTGGCCGAATGGGACGACGACCTCCTGCAGGAGGAACTCGATTATCTGGACGATTACTTCGATGTAGACGACCTCGGCTTCGATGTCGAGTTCGGGGATGAATGCGTTGACCTCGACTATTCCATGGGGGAGGACTTCGAGTTACCCGACGGGGAGAAGGGAGAGATCGGTACACTCAGCGGTTTCAAGACCTCGGAGGTGTGCCGTCAATGGCTGGCGCAAAGAACGTGATCTGCAAGGTCATCCCCTCGTCGGTCGCCACACCCTTCATCAAGGCCCACCATTACAGCGGAAAGGTCGTCCAGAACTCCCAGCTCCACATAGGTGCGTTTCTGGACGGGAAGCTCCATGGTGTCATGTCCTTCGGGCCGTCCATGGACAAATCCAAACTGCAAGGGCTGGTGAGGGGTACAGGCTGGAACGAGTTCATCGAGCTCAACAGGATGGCCTTCGACGACTATCTCCCGAAGAACTCCGAGAGCAGGTGCATAGCACAGGCGATAAGGATGATCCGGAAGAATGCACCTCACATCAAATGGATAGTCTCATTCGCCGACGGATGTCAATGCGGGGATGGGACGATATACCGCGCATCCAACTTCGTCCTCACGGGGATAACCCGTAACAAGACGATATTGAGGCTTCCCGACGGTTCCACCGTTGCGGCCGCTACGTTGGAGACCATCCCGCTCGGAACCGAATCGAGGAGAGCGGCGCATCTGTGCGGAGTTCCTCCGGGATACAGGACGAGACATCAATGGGTGGGGTTAGGATGCTCGTTCGCCGAGGGCTTTATGCTCCGCTACGTCTATTTCATCGATCCGACCGCGAGGGACAGGCTCACGGTCCCGATTATCCCCTTCTCGAAGATAGACGAGATCGGGGCGGGGATGTACAAGGGGGAAAAAAGAAATAGGGTCGGCACGGATGAGGATATGCGCAGGAGGTGTTGTAGCGACACGGATTCCTCCCAGGATTCAGAGGGCGGTGCGATTCCGACCTCTGCGCACCATTCTTCCGAGGTCTGACGATGCCCAAAGCACGCACGGACCCGGACAGGGAGGCCGAGGTCATCGGGCTCCACAGTGACGGACACAGCCTCGGGGAGATCGAGAGGATTACGGGCATCAGCAAGTCCACCGTGAGGAAGATCCTGAAACGTGCGGAACCAAAGGACACGGTGTCCGTTTCAAAGGACACACCAAAGGACACACCACAGACGGCACCCAAGCCCAAGCGCACACCCGCACGCGCGCGCAATAAGAGCGAGCCCGTGTCCGTTTCAAAGGACACACCCAATCCAGAGGACACACCAAAGGACACACCTCCGGACACGTCCCTCGAAGCGCTCACGAAGGAACGCACGGCCAAGGAACTCCTGACCTACATCACCATCGCCAAGGTCGGCTACAAGAAGGCCAAGGAATCGCCGCAGGAACCCGACAAGAAGACGTGGCAGGAGGTCCAGTATCTGAAGCTGTACAAGGACGGGATCAAGATGCTGATAGACTGTACGGGTCTATCTCGCGATGCCGTCCTCGGAACCCCTACAAGCCCTGTCGACGACTACCTCGACAAAGCGCTGGAGATGCTGAAGGAGTCCGCATGACCGAGACCCTGAAGATACTTCCGCATCCGGACCCCGAGAGGAACCGCAAGGCCCTGATGTCGATAGCGTCCTCCAACGGTTACCTCACGGTATGGGAGGGGGCCGTCAGATCGTCGAAGACGGTGATCGCGCTGATGGCCTTCTCGCTCTACGTCAGGGAGTCAAGGGAGACCCGCTTCCTGCTATCAGGCAGGACGATGGGGACCATCGAGCAGAACTGCATCCTCAACGACTTCGGGCTCCTGAACATGATCCCGGGCGCGGAGTATCACCTCGTCGGCAAAAAGTGGGCGATAACGTTCCGCGTGAAGGAGAAGGATGGCACGGTGACCCCCAAGGTCATCATCGTACAGGGAGCATCCACGATCAAGGACTACATGGCCCTGCGCGGTCAGTCTTACGGCGGATGGTTCGCGGATGAGATCAACATGCACGACCGCGAGTTCGTCGTCGAGGCACTGAAGCGTACCGTTGCATCGAGGGACCGTCGGCATTTCTTCACGTTGAATCCGGGGTCGCCGAACGAGTGGATATACCGCGATTTCCTCGACCGGTACGACGCGATGACCGAAGAGGAGCGGAACGCCCTCGGCGGATATCACTGGTGGCACTTCACCCTCGAAGACAACCCCATCATGACGGAGCAGATGATCGCATCCCTCAAGGCGCAATATCCCGAGGGATCCTACCTCTATCGCAGATACGTCCTCGGTGAGAGATGCGTGGCGGAAGGACTCGTCTATCCGATCCTCGCGGAGTCCTCATTCCGTCCGTTCGACATCTCCGATGTGGATGTGCGCTACTGCGCCATCGATTTCGGAGCCACCCATCCGACCGTCATGGTCTTCGGCGGAACATTCAAAGGCAACCGCAGGGACTGGCGTATCTGCGCCGAGTACTTCGACGAGGCCAGCGGGAAGACGACCTATGACCACTATTGCGGATTCCTCGATGTGTGCAGACGCATCGGGGCCGACCCCAATCGCATCCAGGTGGCCATAGATCCGGCTGCGAGGACCCTCCGTGACGAGTTCGTCAAGCATGGCCTCAATGTTCGCAAGGCCAAGAACGACGTACTGCCCGGGATCGAGTATATCCGCGAGGCTATGAGGTCGGGAATGCTCGTTTTTCACGACACCCTCCAAGACATTCTGGGAGAATTTCGCACATACTCATGGGATTCCAAGGCCGCCGAGAACGGCATCGAGAAGCCCGTCAAACTCGGCGATGACCGCATGGACGCGGTTCGCTACTTCGGATACACATTCATGAGGCCAATCGTAGGACTGATAGCATGAAAACAGAACCGCCTGAAACCATCGTCACGCAAGAGAACATCACGCCGAGGACGGTCCGCAACGCATTCGTGGACTGGATCGGCCAGAAGTCGCGCTACGACACGCTCTACCGCTACTACATCGGGGACCAGGACTTCCCCGACCGTGACGGCAACCGCATCGTGTCCAATTTCTGCGCATACATCTGCAAAGCCCTCCGCGGATACATGGTCGGCAACCAGCCGAAGTACGTCTGCGCGGAGAACGACTCCTACGGCCAGCAGATCATCGACCTCATGCACCGTCAGACCAAGTGGTCCGTAGATTCCCAGCTCGCTCTCGACATGAGCATCTACGGCAAGGCGTTCGAGCTCGTCTATCTTCCGAAGGACAAGACAGAACCGAACTCGGTCGTCGTGTCCCCTCGCAACGCATTCGTTGCTTACACCGGAGACATGGAGCGCGACTCGGTCTTCGGCGCGGTCATCTACTCCTACCGCGACGAGGCCGACACCATCCACTACACGATGTACATGTACGACCGGCAGAGCATGAGCGTGTGGGAGTCCGTCAACGACGACTCCGCCGATGGCTGGCGCATGATACAGGACCCCGTACCGCACGGCTTCGGACGCGTGCCTCTGATCGAGTATCGCAACTCACAGGACATGCTCGGAGACTTCGAGGGCATCATGGACCTGCAGGATGCCTACAACTCGCTCCTGTCCGACAGACAGGACGATAAGGACGCCTTCGCCCAGACCATGCTATTCATCCAAGGCTCCATCATCGGCGCCACACCGGAGGAGATCGAGCAGGGCAAGGAGTTCCTGAAGAAGACCCGCGTCTTGCAGGGCGACGACGACACCACCGCCACATGGCTCACCAAGACCATGGACGAGACAGGCATCCAGGTCCTGCAGGACCAGTACGCCAGCGACATCCACAAGTTCGCAATGGTCCCCGACCTGTCCGACGAGCAGTTCGCGGGCAACGCGTCGGGCATCGCCATGGCCTACAAGATGTTCGGCACCGATCAGATGATGGCGGAGAAGACCGCGCGCTTCCGCGAGGGTTTCATCCGCCGTGTCAAGCTCTACGACTACCGCATGAACAACCCCTCCATGTCCGTCGGGTACGAGCCGAGGACGGACATCGAGAGCATGGACATCGTCTTCCAGTTCAACGCTCCGCAGGACCTGTCCTACATGGCAACGGCCCTGACGCAGCTCACGTCCTCCGGCATCATGTCCAAGGCGACCGCGAGGATGCAGATCTCCGCCATTCCCGACCCCGCCGAGGAGGCGGAGCTCGTGGAGGAGGAGGCGTCGTCCGCATCGTCCTCCGACGCCATGTCCTTCGAGGACGACGCCACGAGGTCGCTCGGCAGGATGCAGAACCCTCCGATGGATGACGAGGACGAGGACGATGGCGAAGACCCCATCCTGGAATGACGACATCGAGAGGGAGGTGGCGAGCTACCAGGGCAACATGACGCCCCTCGCCAAGTCCCTCTCGCGCATCACCAACCGCGCCATCGACGGGCTGATCTCGGACGTCCGCGCCATGATGGAGCGCGAGAGGTACGCGGACCAGCCTGCCGCCATCTTCCTCAACGGCTTCGCGGACTCCGCCACCATCATCAGGATGCAGGCGCTCCTCAAGGCGGTCCCGGAGCGCTACCGCGAAACGATATGGAAGAGCATCGTGGGGCAGATCGCGCACCACCGCATGACCAACATCCGCGCCATAAGGACGCTGGCGCGTCTCAACTGCTACGCCGTTCTCGACGACATGCTCTACACGACCGCGAGGATCCTGTCCGAGGTCGCCAAGGACGGCTACTATCGCGGGACGTTCGTCCTCCAGAAGGAGACGGGCATGGGGTGGGCGGTCGACGCCATCAAAGGCGGCCGCGTGCAGGTCATCGTGGACTCCGTTTTCGACCTGCCCGATGCGAGGCGGTACATGGACCCTCTCGTCAATTTCTCGTCCAAAACGGTCATAAACTCCATGCTCCGCGGCCTCCCGCCGGACATGGTTTCAAAAAGCGTGGACGACATCAAGGGAGCCATGAGGTTCAGATCTAAGCGCGAGGCCCGGACCGTCATCACCGAGACGGCGGGCGAGGCCCACATGGAGGCCTACAAGAAGCACGGCGTGAGCCAATATCGCTTCATGGCATCCTATGACGAGCGCACGTGTCCGGTATGCGGTCGGCTCGACGGCAAGATATTCGACCGCGACAAGGCGCAGGTCGGAGTCAATTATCCGCCGATGCACCCCAACTGCAGATGCACCACAGTGGCTTATCTCGGCAAGGACATCGAGGAGCTCTCCGCACCGATGGCAATCCGCGACGATGCGACAGGAGAGATGGTCCCCGTCCCACATGACTACACCTACGAGCAGTGGTACACGCATCTCGGACCCGGCAGGAAGGACGGCATTGAGTACAAGCCCAAATTCAAGAAGAAGGACTGAAAATCCCTCCTAAACCCCTTAATCCCGAATTTCGTTTTTATACCCCTATCCTCGTCGTTTTAACCACCCCAAGGGGGGGTTGTACCCGTGACAGACGGAAAAGAGAACATCGACGATACCGGCACAGGGGGAGAACCCCAACCCGAGCTCAAGACCTTCACCCAGGACGAGGTGGACAAGATCGTGTCGCAGCGTCTCAAAGCGGAGAGGGAGCGGAGAGACCGCGAGGACAAGACCCGCGCCGACGAGGCAGCGGAGCAGGCCCGCATCGCCCAGCTTGAAGGGGAGGAGCGCGTCAAAGCCGAGTATGAGCAGAAGGTGAAGGCGAGGGATACCGAGCTCGCGGAGCTCAAGCGTACTCTGGCCGTCACCAGAGCGCAGGGCGAGCTCGCCAAACAGGGGCTTCCTGTGGAGTTCGCAGGCAACCTCATCGGAGACTCCGATGATCAGACGGATGCCAACATCGCCGCGTTCTCCAAGTCCGTCTCGGATCTCGTGGCCAGACAGGTCAGCGAGAGCCTCAATCGGGGCACCCCTCCGGCAGGACAGGGTGCCGGCCCGACCAAGGAGGACGAAATGAGCAGCATGCTCGATCGCCTCATGGGCATTAAGAGATGATCACATGGCAGCGACATACTCAGGCAGTGGTGTGGACAACTCCATCACCACCATCGTCAAGATGATCTCCACCAAGATGGACGAGATCGTTAAGAAAGAAAGCGTAACGGCGGGGATGAATGCATCTTCGGAGATCGTCCAGGCCTTCAACGGCTCGGCGACCGCCAAGCTCCCCACCATGTCCACCGACGGACTCGGAGACTATGACAAGGTCATGGGATATCCCGTCGGAGCCGCCACCATCGAGTGGACGGGCTACACCCTGGCTTACGACAGGGGAATCAAGATCGACATCGACCGTAAGGACAAGGTCCAGACCGACGGACTCGCAAGCACCGCCGCAGCAGCGGCCCAGCTCATGAGGCTCCAGGTCATCCCCGAGATCGATGCGACCAGGCTCAGCGGAGCCGTCTCCAAGACCAAGGCCGCACTGGCATCCCACGTCGTCGAGGAGACCGCCGCACCCACCAAGGCCAACCTCCTCTCCAAGATCGGAGTCGGACTCGACACCATCTACGAGGAGCGCGGAGTGGACTCCGGAAGCACCATCTACCTCAACAACAACATGAAGTCGGTCCTCCGCGAGTCCAGCGAGTACACCAAGGTCAAGCAGATCTCCGGAGTGCCCAACATCGACCTCACCACCGAGAGCATCGACGGCAACCCTATCGTGTGGGTCCCGTCTGCGAGGATGAAGACCATCTACTCCTACAACACCCCCGGAGCCACCTCCGGCAACAAGGGCGGAATCGCACCCGGCACCGACGCACAGGACATCTACTTCGTCATCGTCGCACCCGGATGCGCCCAGGGAGTCACCGTCTTCAGCGAGCCCAAGTTCATCGACGCGAGCATCAACCAGTCCAAGGACGCGGACTCTCTGATGTACAGGCTCTTCCACGATGTCATCGTGGAGAAGAACTCCGGCGCAAGCGGCATTTACGCCCAGTGCGGAAAGAAGACGGGATGATCCGATGGACACCGACACCCTCCGCCGTCTATCCCGTCTCCGCACCAGGAGGACCCTCACGGACAAATCCGACGAGTATCTGACGATGCTCCTGGAGGATTCGAGGGACTATTTCCTCTCCGTGACCCATCGCAGTGCGGATCCCGGAGCCCGTGCGGATTCCATCATCACGCGCATCGCGGTGATGTGGTCCAACATGGAGGGCGGGGAGGGTGCCAAGCACGTCAAGGACGGCGAGGTCGAGCGCGAGTATCCGGAGGCGACCATGCCCGCGGATATCGAGCGCGAGATCAAGGCATGGAAGCTGGTGGTCGGTGTCGATGCAGTGTCTGGCAACCGATCTCCGCCGCATGCTGCGGTATCGCAGGGTCGAGTCCACGGACTCCGAGACCGGCGATGCCGTGCCATCCTATGTGCGTGAGCCCAAGGTCATCTTCATCGGCTTCTCACCCCTGTCCTCCGGTCGGACCCAGTCCGACTCGGGGACTTCGGACTCCGAGACCCGCTGGAGGGCCGTCGTGTCGTTCGCACATCCGTTCGTCCTCGGCGACAGGATGGGGCCTGCGGGCTCCACCGAGCCGACCTATGAGATCGTGTCCTGTCTGGACTATCCGGGCAGTCAGAACCTGGAGGTCAGGCCGATATGAGGATCGAGGTCGACGCCGAGGACGTGCAGAGGAAGCTCCGCAGCATGGTGGACCTGGACGGCATCATTGAGAGACGGTGCGCGGACAGGATCCAGGAGCAGATGCGGACTACCGCCGCACAGAAGCTCACGGACCAGAAGGCTGTGGACACGGGCCTCCTGCGCAACTCCATTGAGACGGACGACGGCTACAACAGCTTCGTCGAGCATCCGGAGGAGGGCGTGTCGGTCGGCATCCGCACGGACGTGTCCTACGCGCTCTTCATCGAGTACGGCACTGGTCCGAAAGGCGACCCGGAGATACCGCACACCTCCAAGTCCTCATGGGTCTACCCCACGGGCGACCCAGAGGGGCCATTCAAGGTCGCCGTCAGCCAGCCTGCCAGACCGTTCATGCGTCCTGCGCTCTATGACAACCGCAAGGCGTTCCTCAAGATCATCAAGGACGGCATCAAGGAGGAGTTCGAGGCATGATAGATCCTACCGAGCACATCCTATCCATCATCAAGGGTGTGGTAGGCTCCGCCTACCTTGCATGGCCGCAGAAGTCCCCCAAGGGACCCTACGCCGTCATCGACATGATCGGCAGGACACCGGAGCAGGTCGGACCCGACGGCTCCGAGGTCCTCGTCCGTCTCACCTACTCCGTGGGCATCCTCGCATCCTCGCCATCTGTTGCGCGCAGGACCGCGATGGACGTCCTCGACGCTCTATCCCGTTACAACATCCAATCCACCGGCTTCTCCGGCATCTACGAGGAGCCCAATCATCTTTACCGCGTCAATCTGACCATCGGAGGGCTGATGGACACGCGCGGGAGAATCTTCGCATGAGGAGATCATATGTCAGAAGCAGTATCCGCCAAAGGTGTCCAGCTCTACGTGAAGCAGAGCACGGACTGGAAGGAGATCAAGGAGGTGAGCGCCGTGCCCGAGATCGGGCAGAGCGCGGAGAAGATCGACGTGACCCACCTGACCTCCGAGATGAAGGAATATATCCGTGACATTCCCGACTGGAGCTCCGATTTGGAGTTCACGATGAACGCTATGCCCGCGGGTGTGACGGATTCCAACATGGACCTGATCCTCGCCATGGACGAGGAGACCGTCTACGAATGGAAAGTCGTCTACTCCCAGCTCAAGAAACAGGTCAGCTTCAAGGGCCAGTTCTCCTACCGCTTCGGCGCAGGTGCAGTGTCCTCCAAGCAGGATTTCATACTGACCATCATCCCGCAGTCTGCTCTGACCGTGGGGGAGATCACTCAGACTCTCAATCTCACATATGAGGACGGACAGCAGGGGGCGGTCGCATGACCATGACCAAGCACCGCATCGGAGCCGAGATCGTCATCAAGGCATACGACGGCCCCGTCCCCGACGGCAAGGCGTTCTATGCGTGGAACACCCGCGAGGACGGAACGGGCGCGGTCTACAAGCCCGGCAAGAAGATCACCATGATCGAATCCCTGCACCTCTATCCCATGTGGGTGGACGCGGCAGAGGAGATCCCGGAGGCGACCGAGTGACCCTCGTCACCCTCGCCGACGGCACCGAGAGGGACATCGACCTCGACAATGATGCCATCTGCGCCTACGAGGCCGAGCATCCGGATTGGTCCATTCTCGACCTGATCGAGCGCATGGAGCGCATGCGCTTCACTGATCTCAACCTGATGGCCTCGTTCCTCGGGTTCCGCGACTTCGACGATGCAATCGAGCAGGGCGTCGACATGGAGCGCATGGCCGACCTAGTGCGGGAGTCGAAGTACATGGGGTTTATGGATACCCTGGGCGGAGAGGAGAGAGACTGAGCGAGCTGACGAGGGTCGTGGCGGCTTCGGAGGGCATCGACCCGACGCTCCCGCCGTCCCTCGTCTGGCAGGCTGCGATGCTCAAGCGCGAGCGGAGGAGGGAGGAGCTGGTATCGCTCTCACTGTCCATCTGCGCAGGCATCGGCATCAATCTGGGCGGGGGCGACACCTCTCGCGTCCTGCGTCCGTTCTACACTGAGAGGGAGTGGGCCGAGATGGAGCGTCGTGCCGAGGAGGAGCGCCAGCTGATGGCCCAGCGCCAGCAGATCGCCAAGCTCATGAGGTTATCACATGGCAGATGAGATCAAGATCAAGGTCACGGCCGATACCAAGTCCTTCGAGAAGGACATGGACGCGGTCGACAAGAAACTCGATCAGACCGCCGACAAGTCGGAGAAGTCGCAGTCCAAATGGGGGCAGCTCAACTCCAAGCTGTCCTCCATCTCGCCGACATTCAAGAAGCTGTCCGACACATGGCAGGAGTCCTCCAGCAAGATAGATGGAGCTTTCGGCAAATCCTCCGGCGCGGCTAAACTCTTCAAACTCGGCGTTATCGGAGCGCTTGCAGCCATCGCGGCCAAGGCCGCCAAGGTGGCATGGCAGTTCGCCAGTGACACCGCCAAGATGTTCGACCCGCAGGGCTACTCCAAGGCAGCCGGGCAGATGCAGAAGAGTGTCAAGAAGCTGAAGACGACCATCGGGTCATTCACGGCTCCGCTCGTCAACGGCATCATGACGGTCGTCTCCAAGGTCGTGGATGGCATCACATGGATCCTGGAGAAGATCCGTCTTCTCAGGTCGTTCCTATGGGGAGTCATCAAGGGAGTCATCCAGCCTATCATCGATGCTGTCAAAAAGATCATAGACTGGATCAAGCAGGGCATCAATGCGCTGGCTGGGTTCCTCGGTTTCGGAGACGTTTTCAAATCGTCGTCCGAGTCCGCGCAGGACACCGCCGACAGCATGGGCGAGGTCGTGGAGGCCACATCCGCAGGGCTGGCGGGCTTCGACAAGCTTAACACGCTCGACATGTCCAACTCCGGCGATACGGAGCAGGCCGACAAGCTCAAGGAAGGCATGGAGGACGCTTCCAAGCTCGGGGAGGAGATCGGGCAGAAGATCCGCGCTTTCCTCGACAATTTCTCCCTGACGGGCATCAAGGACAAGATCAAAGGAGTCTTCGAGAACGTCGGCAAGTGGGGCGGCGAAGCGTGGAGCAAGATCACGAAATTCGGAGGGGACACATGGACGACCATCCAATCCATCGGAGGAAGCGTCTGGGGCACCCTCACGAAGTTCGGGGGCGATGCATGGACCACTATCCAATCCGTTGGCTCCACGATATGGACGACCCTCCAGGGTGTCGGAACCACGGTATGGACGACCCTCCAGGGTGTAGGCTCGACCGCATGGACCACTATCCAATCCGTTGGCTCCACGATATGGTCCACTCTGCAAGGGGTGGGCACAACAGTCTGGACGACCATCTCCGGTGTCGCCACCACGGTCTGGACTACCATCCAGAGCGTCGCGCAGACCGTATGGGGAGGGATATCGGGATTCGCCACCGATGTGTGGAATGGCATCCAGACCATCGCCGAGACCGTGTGGGGAGTCATCCAGACGGCAGGCCAGAAGTTCAAGGACCACATCATGGACCCCATCAAGGCCGTATGGGACAAAATCAAGAAGATCGTGGATAAGGTCCTGGGCAAGATCGAGGATATGATATCCAAAGTCCGTAAGTTGAAGGATGGCCTCGTTGGAGGTGTCACATCCTTCGTGGAGGACCCTGTCGGAGGCATAACATCCTTGCCGGGCAAAGCCGTCTCCAAGATCAAGGGCGCGCTCGGCCTCGCATCCGGAGGAGCGGTCGCACCCAACAATCCGATGCCCTATATCCTCGGCGACAATACCCGCGAGTACGAGGTCGTCTCTCCTGTGAGCCTGATGAAAGACGCGGTCAAGTCCGCCATCTCCGAGATGGGCGGGGCCGGCAGGCAGTCGTCAGGACCCATCGAGCTGGTCGTCAACCTCGACGGGCGCAAGATCGCCAGAGCGGTGTACGACCCGCTCCAGACCGAATCCAGGCGCAGGGGGTCGAGGGTATGAGCGTTCTCGCGGCCAACTCCACCGGCGCCTACATCGAGTTCCCGGACCCGGCCTACATGGCCTACACCTCCGTTCCCGAGGAGCTGTCCAAGGCCGACAGAAACACCCTCGGCAACCTCATCAAGGAGCGCATCACCGTCAAGACGAACATCAAGGCGGAGTGGCACGGCCTGACGGCGAAGGAGAAGAACGCCGTCGTCAGCGCAACATCGGCCAACACGTTCTCGATGCGGTACCTCGACATCTTCGATGACACTGTCAAGTACGGTACATTCTACCGCGGGTCCTCGCCGGAGATCAAAGGCTACGGCAGGTTCGAGGGCACGACGTTCCAGTACTACGACGTCGTGTTCGAGTTCGTGGAGGCCTGACATGCAGGACATGCCCGACGGCTACTCCGATGCCGTCAGCGCGGCGGACCGCACGGTGGACGTGTTCATCTCCATCGGCACCGGTATCGACATCACGGCGGCGGACGATCTCACGTCCGTCGCCGGCACGTTCCTGCCCATGAGCAACACGGATCAGGTCACGGATGCCGTCTATTACATGACGGACGGCCTGACGACCTTCGAGGGCTACGGTATCCCCACGGCGGTGTCGGCGGGGATGATCGCCCCTCCGCTCGCCGCCACGGCTTACCCGCCCGAGGCGGGCATATGGTCGGACGGCATCAGCGACGAGTCGGGGGCCATCGGCTTCACGTTCGTCCTGACGTTCTCGCGGGCGCACACCTCGGCGTTCCGCATCTACACCGCAGGACCCGACGTCCTGTCCGCGTCGGCGGTCTTCGTCAACGGCGACACCAGGACGGCCAAGGCGTTCTCGTGCCATGCCGGCTACATCGAGATCTCCGATGCCATGACCTACACGTCCATCGAGGTCACGGTGGCCTCGCTCAACGCGCCCTACCGCCATGCGCGCATCGTCGAGTGCGAGTTCGGGGCGTCCATCTCGCTGTCCAAATCGGAGCTCGGGGGAGAGGTCACGGTCATCCGCGAGATGGATCCGGTGGAGCTCTCGGCGCCGATGCACGAGCTGGACCTGTCCGTCCTCAACGTCTACGGCGACTACGATCCCGACAACCCCGCAGGAAGATTCGGGGAGCTGGCCATCGGATACCCGCTGGACCTCGGGTTCACAGTCCGGTCCGGAAACGGCCAGCGCCACTCCGTCAGATGCGGGCGGTTCTTCATCGGCGAGCGGTCGTCGTCGGAGATGCGCCTGGACCTGACGGCGTTCGACGCCAGATGGATGCTCTCGACCGTCTACACGTCGTGGACGATGCCGTCGGGGCAGTCGCTCGGCAAGACGCTGGACGACCTCCTGACGGAGTACGCCGTGCCCCACATCGTGGACACGGACCTGTTCGAGGTCATGCCCGACGGCGCCTACACGTTCGACGACAGGTCCTCGGTGGCGGATGACCTCCTGACCATCCAGCAGGCCTACGCCGTCTACTGCATCCCCGACAGGGCGGGGTCCATCCGCGTCACGCGGACATGGCCTGCGGACACCTACGGCGCGATGCCGGTGGCGGCCGTCTACTCGTGGCCCGCCCCGATGCAGGCGACGAGATACAACTTCGTCCAGATCGGCTACGCCGTCACCGAGAACGGCGCGACGCAGACGCTCTACGTCAGCACCGACCTCCGTACCGACCCGTCCGAGGGCAAGAACGTCCTCCAGATCACCGGCAACCCGCTCATTGCGTCGCAGTCCCGCGCGACGGCCGTCATGCAGAGGCTGGTCGGCAGGATCTCCGCGCAGGAGGTCGAGACGGAGTGGCGCGGCGACCCCGCCATGGATCTGGGCGACACGGTGCAGATCCCGGGGAGGTGGACGCAGGACGAACCCATCGCCTACAAGGCGGTCTACATCGAGGAGACCTACGATGGTTCGTACAGAGCGGTCATGAGAAGCACGGATTGAGGCCGGAGGTCTCTAAGCACTCCAGATCGCCGTCCGCCGGCCTCTCCGGACGGTGTATCCGCATCGCCATTGTGGTATAAATTATTGAATCAACACATCTCGGAACATCATATTTAAGACTCAAAAGGGGAATCCCTTCGCATGGTCTCTAAGAAGGTCATCATAGGAATCGTCGCCGTCGTGGTCGTCGGTTTCATCTGCTTCGCGGCATTCGGCTCGGCGGTGTCCGAGAAGAACGCGCGCTACGGCTACGACGCGGAGTTCGTCGATTCATATAACTCATCCATAAGCGGAATAGCATATTACCCGGATGAGGGCAAACAATTCCTCGTCGTGAAGGGAGTCATGGCGAACGACAAGGTGAGCAACGGCATCTCCACGAACCCCTGGCTGTCGGAGTGGACCGTCACCCTGCCGAACCACACCACTTTGACATATAGCTCCGTCGAGAGCCTTTATCCGACGGAGGACACTGTGACCATCCAGATCGGAGGGAAGGCCGTCAAGACATACTGCTGGCAGGTCGATAAGGGCCTGAACCTGTCCGACCTCAAGATCGAGTGCAAATGGGACGGGTCGGCGATTGTCAACTACGAGTATGATCAAACGCTGAAGCCGTGAATACTGTTGAAACCCCTTCCAAACCACTTCCCTACGAATTTCGTTTTTATACCCCGTCTCTCGTCTTTTCAGGCATGACGATCACAAGCGTCACTTTTCAGCTCAACGGTGAGACCGTCACGCTGACCAAAGGCTCCGATGGAGTCTACTCGGCCACTGTGACCGCCCCCGCCGCCTCCTCCGGCTCCAACAACGGGGGAAAAGGCCCCGGAGTCGGAACCGCCGCCGCCAACTTCGGCTACTACCCCGGAATCGTCAAGGTCACCGACGATGCGGGCAATGTCACCACCGTGGACACCTCGGACGGCACCTGGGGCAACGTCCTCAAGCTCAAGGTCCTGGAGAAGACCAAGCCGACCGCCGCCATCCAGTCGCCGGGATCGGGCGCCTACATCACCAACTCCAAGCCGACCATCAAGTTCACCATCACGGATGCAGGCAGCGGAGTCAACCCCGCCAAGTGCTTCATCAAGATCGACTCCGGCGAGGCCACGGCCCTGCCGGCTGCGAGCGTGTCCGTGTCCGGCAATGTCGCGACATGCACCTACGCCCCGCCCACCGCCCTGTCGGAGGGTGCGCACACCGTCTCCGTCTACGGCATCGACTATGACGGCAACCAGTCCGATGCAGCGACCACCACCTTCACCATAGATACGGTCCCGCCCGCCCTCAACATCACGGCTCCCGCCGACAACCTCCACACCAATGTGGCCACGGTCACCGTCACCGGTACCACCAACGATGTGACCTCCTCGCCCGTGACCATCAAGATCACCTGCGGAGGCAAGACCTACGCCCCGTCCGTCGGAGGCGGCGGGGCGTTCTCTCAGGCCGTGGACCTGACCGAGGGCACCAACACCATCACGATCACTGCGACGGACTCCGCAGGCAAGACCTCGACCGTCACCAGAACCGTCGTGCTGGACACCGGAGCGCCCGTCATCACCAAGATCGAGCTGACTCCCAACCCGGTCGACGGCGGAAAGACCTACGTGATCAAGGTCACCGCGACGGACTGATCATGACTGTGGCGGAGGTCTGGGGGAGGGTCCAGGGCAGCGATGTCCTGCCCCTCTCCCATAACGGCGACGACTGGCTCTTCCCGGCTCCTCCGGGCATGTCCGGAACCCTCATCTGCGAGTTCTGGGCCGAGGACGATGCCGGGAACGTCGGCTATCGCGCGGCGATCCTCACAATCGCCAAGGGCTCCATCAAGTGCTGGCGGTGGCTGTCGACTGGGACGGAATGCACCATGCTCGCGTTCAGGGTGACCGCGGCGCTGAGGGAGACCGACAGGCCGTCCTGCGCCCTGACGCGGTGCAGGAGCGACGCCACAGCCTGCTCCGCGCGTCCCGAGTGCGTCATGCTTCCGCACGCCTGTCCTATGGTGGTGGTCTGACATGCAGTTCGCCTACGAGGGAGAGAGCTTCGAGCTCGTGTTCGAGATGTACGACCCGTCCGACAGGGACCGCAGGGTCGACGAGGGGACGTTCTGCGTCCGCGGACCGGACAAGTCCATAGTGCAGTCCGGTGCCCTGAGCATCGACGAGGACGGCCACAAGTGCCGCTTCCGCTTCGATGCCAAGGCCGTGGGGTCCAACTCCATCGAGCTGAGCTGGTCCATGGGCATGGACCGGTGGAAGGCTGTCCATCTGATGCAGGTGAAGGCCCTTGATCGAGGTCACCGAGGTCAAAAGCATCGGCCTGACGCCTAACCCTGCATCATCCAAGCAGACGCTCCTCGTGACAGTGGATGCATCCTCCCGTCCTCTGACATGGGGGGAGGTCAAGACGAAGACCTGGGGACAGCTGAAGGACATGAGGTGGTGAGTTGGCGACACAGACGTCCAAGCTCAAGTTGACCAAGCCCGCCGAGGGGGAATCCGCGGATATCGACGTCCTCAATGCCAACTTCGACGTCCTGGACAACGTGCTCCCGCTCTCAGGCGGGACGCTGACAGGGAACCTGACGGTGGGAAGTTCGTCGATAGACACGAACGGCTACATCGAGGGCACGTGGCTGAAGACGACAGCGGCGGGAGAGCTTGCCACTGCCTCGCAGATCGCCGTCCTCAGCGGCGGATGGATCTACTACATCACCCCCGCGAACCTGAAGACCCTCCTGAGCACCGCGGCGGCAACTGTGACGCTGACCAAGGCAGGATGGACAGGCTCGGAGGGCTCATACTCGCAAACCATATCGGTCACAGGCGTCACCGCATCCAACGATGTCGAGGTCGGGGTGGCATCGTCCGCGTCGGAGGAGGCATGGCTCCAGGCCACGTCTCAGCGTGTCAGGTGCACCGCACAGGAGGCTGGCAAGCTCACGTTCAAGGCACACTACAAGCCTACTGTGGATATCCCCATCGTCGTGAGGGTCCTATGACGCTCCCGCACCTCATGTCCAAGATATGGGATGGCGACGAGCGCGAGTACTTCACCTGGCTCGACATGAACAGGGTGGAGTACAACGCCAACATCATGGCGAAGGAAGCAGGAATGGCGGAGGAGACCTTCCAAGAGGTTACGCGCGCTTCCCAGTTCCGCTACGACGAGGCCCAGAAGCTGGAGATGCTCATCGCCGACATGGCGGAGGAGGTCGGAGTGGACGTCGAGACCGAGAGGTCCTGGGGCTACAACCGCCTTCTGTCCTATGTCGATTTCGAGAGATGGGAATCCAGCCTCTGGAAGATCTACCAGGCCCTCGGCGGAATCGGGGAGCGCATCCCTGCCGGCAACGTCCTTGTGACATACCAGGCAAGGCTCGCGCCCTCCGCATGGCGCGGCGTCGGGCCGTTCACGATGGACTTGGACATGCCGGGCATCTACCTGAGCTCGGAAGTCCTGGCCTACGTCCCGCACTTCGCGACGATGGAGCAGAGACGCGCCGAGGCCATGGGCATCCTCCGCGTCTCCACGGTCGCGGACCGCCGGGTGCGTGTGACCGCGCTCGGTGTCAAGCCTGCCGTGACCATTCCGATTAACTTCTCAGTGGATGGATTGCCTATGCAGGAAGTTATAAGCCTATCAGCCAGTGGCTGGACCGGAAGCGGGCCTTGGGTCCAGACCGTCACGATGACGGGAACGCCCGCGAATGCCGTCTTGGGGATGACCGAGGACATGACCGACGAGGCAGTGGAGGCCATGTCCCTCGCGGGACTCTGCGTCTCCGCAGTCTCAGGCAATCAAGTGACCATCCGTGCGATGTTCGACAAGCCGGCTATCGCACTCAACCCCACGATAATGTGGGAACCTTCCGCATCGGAGTGATAAGATGATACTGAACAACTTTCTGAACGCGGGCGATGCGGTCGTCCCTGCAGGGAAGACGCTGGTCTACCTGACGATGAACACGTACGACCGCCAGAACCTGAGCGGAGCCAAGTGGGTACTGACCGCCACCGGCAAGAGCTACACTGTGACCGCCGATGCCACCGGCAGGGGAGAGGCGCTGGTCGATTCGGGGCTGACCTACACGGCCACCCTGACCCACTCAGGGAATTACTATAACGACGACCCCCAGAAGTTCGTCGCCGAGAGCAGGAATACAGTGATGGTCTACTTCGACCTGTTTTCTCCGAGTCAGGTCACCACCGTCGTGCAGGTCCGTGCCGACTTCAACTCGACAGTGACCGCCACATCGGGCACCGACACCATGACTCAGGTCACCGACGCATCGGGGATCGCCGAATTTACAGGTTTGAACACAGGCACAACATGGACATTCTCTGCCAACGGGGCATCCAAGACCGTCACCATCGAGCACCTCTTCACGAGCGTGAGGTTGTTGGATATCTACGGAGTCAAGATCGAGATCGCTAATTCCTCGCCGTCGGATGCAGTGACGTACATAGACGACGCCGTCGGCATGACCCCTGCGAGCGGTCACAACCTGGGCTCATGGGCTACATGCCCTCTTTTCACCGGGATCAAGCCCGTCATGAAGAACGGGTCCACATGGACCGATCTTGACAAGACGAACCTGACCAAAACTGCTAGCGGGAAATCCGTGAATGCCTCGGGCACAGACTACGATTTTTTCACAGAGGTTCCCACATGGTGGCTGTCTATCACATCGGACGGCACATGCCAGTACATCAGGTTCGCCAACATGCAGGTCGACAGCACATTCCAGAAGCTCGCCAGCATGTGGAACGGCAAGGACGTGGGAATGTTCCACATCGGATGCTGCCACGCCTTCCACCAAGATGACAAACTGTATTCCCTCTTCAACACGCTTCCGACAACCTCTATCTCGACGGCCCAATTCCTCACCTATGCCCAGAATCGCGGCACGGGCTACGACAAAGAGATGTGGCACCAAAGGACCTATTTGAACGCCCTACTTGTGTTGGCATACAAGACCCTCGACGGACAGAGCGCCATCGGTGCGGGGTACACCGGAGGCTCATCCAAGACTTCCGAGAGCATCACGACATTCGATAACAACTTCGGGATCGCGGGGTCCGCATCTCTCACCGAGCACATGGCATGGCTTTGGATCAACGACTGGTGGGGCAATGTCTTCACCTTCATCGGAGGCGCGAAGACCGACTCGTCCTGTCGGCTCATGACCCTGGACAACGGTGCCGCGGACAACATCGACGGCACAGGCTACACGACTCACAACACGACACCCACCTCCGCCAGAAATGGCTATGTCTCACAGATGGACTGCGGGTCCACAGCCATCGGCTTCTTCCCCAAGACCTGTTCCGGCTCGTCCACAGCATTCTGGTGTGACGATGGGGTTGTGATTGCTTCGTTTTTCCCGTATGTTGGTGGCTACTATAGCGGCGGGGCGCGTGCTGGTCCATTCTATGCGTACTTCGCCTATTCCTCGTCTGGTACGTACTCGTCTGTCGGGTCCCGCCTCTCGTACAGGGCAGGCAGAGCCTGACCTGCTTCCCTAATGTAAGGTACGATGCGGAAACGGAATGACAAGAGGAGGCGAACCATGATCTAGTGACAGTTTGACAGTCTGACCCCCAATCAAACCCAAAGGGCAACCGGGCAGACCGATTTTCTGGTGTGACAATGGGAATGTGAATGCTTCGTATTTCCCGTATGTTGGTGGCTACTATAACGACGGGGCGAATGCTGGTCCATTCAATGCGAACTTCAACTATTCCTCGTCTGAAACGAACTCGAATATCGGGTCCCGCCTCTCACTGACGCTCCATGCGTGGGCCACAAGGCGCACAAGTGGATTGACAAGACCCGGTGGCCATGCCTCTCGGCAAAAAATCGCGGACGTAGCCAATCGTCAAAAACCTCCGGCTTTGGTACTCCCAGGCATGGGCGCAGGAAGAAGACGGACCATCAAATGAGAGAATGAGATCAATGAAGCGCATCAAGAAGATCGATGGAGTCGCACTATACGACATCATTAGAGGTCGCGAGAATGTCGAGCTCGCGGTCAGGAACGCCTGCCACGACCATCATCGCGACCCCATCGTCCAGAAGATCAAGATCGATCCCGAACCATACATCGAGGGTACCCTGCAGATCCTCTACGACAGGACATTCCACTATTCCAAATTCAAGCACAGGACGATCTGGGAGCGCGGGAAGAAGCGCGAGCTGTGCTACACCCGGACCTTCCCCGACAGGATCATCCAGCACGCGGTGATGCAGGTCGTATCGCCGATCCTGCTCGGAACATGCACCCGCGATACCTACGCCGCACGCGAGGGCATGGGGATCCATCACGGCAGCATGCAGGTCAGGAAGGCGATGAAGGCTGACCCCCACGGGACACGCTACTGCCTCAAGATGGATGTCCGTCATTATTTCGACAGCATCGATCGCAAGGTCCTCTTTGAGAAGATCAAGCGGAAGATCAAATGCGGTCGCACGCTGGACATCCTGGAGGAGATGATCTTCGGATGCCCGGGCGAGATGGGCCTGCCCATCGGACTCTACTCGTCGCAGATCTTCTCGACGTTCTATCTGTCCGACCTGGACCACTATATAAAGGAGAAACTGGGCGCGCCATATTATTTCCGCTACATGGACGACCTCGTACTGCTCTTCGGATCCAAGCACTACCTGAGGGTGGCGCGGACCTTCATCGAGAGGAAGCTCTCCTCGATGGCTCTGACGCTCAAGGGCAACTGGCAGATCTTCCCAGTGGACAGTCGCGGGGTGGACTTCCTCGGCTTCGTCATGCGCCATCGCGGGACCAGGCTGAGGAAGCGTGTCAAGATCGCTCTGATAAGGTCCACCAATGTCATCGTGAACAGCATCCGTCACGGCGAGACCGTGACCCCGAGAATGCTCGCATCCATGAGGTCGTACATCGGCATGGCCGGGTGGTGCGACACCAAACGCCTCATTGAGAGGCATTACGGGCGCGCGGTTCGCGCTATGGAATTCGGACCGGAGGCGATATGATGAGATATACAGCAGACGTGAGAGGAAGCCAGCCCAGGAAGCCGGCAGACATCGAGTTCAACGGGAGCCGGGTTTATGCCCGCTCAGGCATCAGACAGGTCGCGGAGGACTGCGAAGGCGAGAGCATCACGATGTGGGCCTACGAGGAGGCGGAGTTCAGCACCTCCGAATGGCACAGGATGCTGGAGCTCGACAGCTCATGGGTGACGGAATGGTCTGCTCCGCTCAGGACGGCTGAGCGTCGCGCACGCTACGAGCGCATGGACCCGATCGTGTCGAAGCTCCGCAGGCTGATAGACCTGGGCATCGACGCTGACGCCAACTGCGCCAAGCTGCAGGCGGTGCAGACATACTGCAAGGCCGTGACAGACACCCAGAGGCAGGCGTCCTATCCTACGGTTGTAGACTACCCCGAAGAGCCGGAGGTGCGATGTCCGAGCAGAGGGACAACGCCAACACGCTGGCGATCCTCAACGCGATCCAGAACCGCGACACCATCGCCTTTCAGGGAACCGCCGGAGCCACTGCGTTCACCGGCACCGGATCGCTCTCCTGACCTGTCCGACGCATCCATGCCGGACATATGAGGCCCTGCGGGGCCTCCAAACCCCACACAGAGGCGATAGGATGGAGCAGTACAGCAACGTCATGAAGGCCCTCCAGGGCATGCAGTCCCCTGCGACGGCATCGGCGCCGGGACTGACCTACGAGCAGCAGTCCGACAATTACAACGCGTTCTCCGAGCTGATGAAAAAAGGCGTGTATCTGCCGGATTTGATCAAGCGCATGGACGAGCTGGAAGCCAAGGTCAAGACCCTCGAAGCCCAGCCCAAACACGATGCGAACGCGGAGTTGCTGGCCGTGATGGAAGCATCGGTCAAGAGCGACCCGGAGGTCCGGGAGGCGCGCCAGAAGGTCGCGGACATCAAGACCTCTATCATCTCCGAGATGTGTCTCAAGGATCCCCGCTACGCGCAGGCCGTTGAGGACTACAAGACCACGGTCAACCGTGTCTACATCCGGTCGAGGGAGTCCGGTGGCCGAGCGCAGATCCAAGCCGAGGACGGAGCAGGCGCTCCTCGGATATGCGACGACTCCGGCGGGAGCCAAGCGCATCAAGAGGGCCTATCGGCAGGCGAAACGGATGCGGAGGACGCAGGAAACCGACTCCGATCGCTGAATATCGGATTTCGTTTATATACCCCCAAAAACTCAATCATCCTCATCCGTGGCCCTCTCACGCGGATGAGATGAGAAAATGAACACCAAATGCGCATTTTTGGTCGTGAGCGTCGTCCTTCTGGCCGCGTTCGCAGGTGTCGCCGTCATGGGCGATGCCTACGCGGAGGGTGACGGCGCAGCGGACTCCGGATCCGAGACTTCGGGGACCCCGACCGAGCCGGCGGTCACTGCGACCGTCGTATATCACATCGGTACCACCGTCGTCAACGACACGGTCACAGGCACCGGAGCTGCGATCCCCACCACTCTCAAGGATCTCGCCACTCTCGGATACTCCATCCCTGTCGGAAAGACCTTCCACGGATGGTCCACCTCCGAGATCGTCGAGGGCACCGCACCCACCAACGTCTACTCCGCAGGATCCACCTACTCCGTCGGAGTCGATACCGGGGCGAACCTCTACGCCTACATCACGGCCGATGTCTACACCGTGAGCTTCGCCTATGAGGACGGCACCGTCATCTCCTCGGACAACACCAAGAGCTACGGCCAGACCGTCGCCCTCCCTGTCGTCTCCGAGACCAAGGGAGCCGGAAAGGTCATCGAGTTCGTCGATGGCCAGTGCTTCGTCGGATGGGCGCTCAAGAACACCACCGAGGTCGTCATCGCCTCGGACGTTGCCGAGGCGACCGTCACGGGCAACGCGGCATATGTCGCGGTTTACGCCCACAACCCCGTCCTGACCTTCATCGTCGACGGCACCACAACCTACTCTCACACCGTCTACGGCATCGTCCTGCCCTCAGCTCCGACCAAGGAGGGATTCACCTTCCTCGGCTGGTCCGACGGAACCGAGGTCATCAGCGACCTCTCCGCCTTCGCGGAGTCCGTCGCCGCCGACACAACTCTGGTCGCGGTCTGGGAGCCTGCCGTCTACACCGTCCATTTCTACGCCAACGGTGAGGAGATCCTGCCCGCACAGTCCGTCAAACACGGAGAGCTCGTCACCGAGCCCAAGACCATCCCCGTCAAGGAGGGCTACGATTTCGTGGCATGGGATCACGACTTCTCCGCGCCCGTGACCTCCGACCTGGACATCCAGGCTGTCTTCGAGCCGACGCCTGCGCCAGCACCCACCGGATTCGACGACCCGACCACACAGGTCCTCGCCATCTGCCTCGGAACCCTCGTTCTGGCGATGATCGCACTGGCCCTTTGGAAGCGCGAGGCCATCCGCGTCGCGATGCTCAAGAGGCTGGACAAGGGCAAGAAAGGCCCTGGGGACGGCCAGGCCTGATCGCACTAGCCGAACGCGGTCTGACCTCCCGCATCGTGTGGGAGGCCCGGACCGTCATGGTCGGCTGTGAGATCGTCCTCATAATCGGAGTTGACAAAATGGCAGCAGAAATAGAAGCAGCAAGCTACATCCTCGGCGTCCCTGCCGAGTTCATCCCGGTCACCATGGTCATCGCCATGGTCATCGGGCTGGTCTGCACCTTCGCGGTGTCCCTGCCCGGGTTCTACGAGCAGGACAAAGAGGTCGCGAGGAAGAACGGCGGCAAGATCACCTACGGCATATCGTATCTGTCGTCCAACATCCTGATCGTCGCCATTTGCGTCGTCGCATCTCTCGTGATGATCGGGTGGTATGCCGACGCGAGCGGAGTCCAGGTCACCGCCGGACTCTGCAACTCGATGGCCCTCGTCGTGAGCGCCATCATCGGTCTGGGAGGATCCAAGTTCCTCGCCCTCCCTTTCGTGGAGTCGATCCGCGATAAAGCCAAGGCCGACGTCGCAAGGGCAAAGAAGCCCGAGCAGTGATCCGGAATCCGGAAACCTGAACAGCAAACCCCTTACTCCGCCTCCGGGCGGAGTCATCAACGCGGCGTCAAGCACCCATTCTCACTCCGCCGCGACCCTGCCCTCCTCATAGTGTGTCGAATGTTATAGCAAAGTATTATATAGTAATACTACTATGTAGTATTAAGGGGAAAAAGAGAAACCCCGGGAGAGATTGAAATGACATATTCGGTGCGCATATTCAACGGCAACGTCGGAGAGGAGACCGCATACGAGACCTACGAGGAGGCCCGCAGAGCGGCCGATGACGCATGGTACCACCTGACCCCCAGAGAGAGGAGGGCCACCACGGACAGAGAGAGGGGAGCGTTCTTCTACATCTCCGAGGACGACGAGAACGGAGAGGAGATCACCTCGGTCTACGACTTCGCGGACCTCCTGAACGACGAGGAGTACGAGATCGGCGACACGCCGAGGGAGTCCTACGACTGGGATTCGGAGTGGGACTGCAGCACCCGCAGCACCACGGGCGAGACCATCGGCGGGACATGCGCGGTGTGCATCGCCGACACCGAGGACATCGGGAGCATCGAGAGGGCGATGAACGGCGCTGGCCTGTACGCGGGACCGGGCGGACGCATGGCCCTGATCCACGCGGACCTCGGAGAGTACGGCAACGACCCCGACGAGATCATCCTGCAAGGCGGGATGTTCGATGCGGTCGAGGTCGTCGCGGTCTGGGAGGTCGAGTGAGCATGAGAGACGCCATCACGCTGACGGAGGTGCGCGAGATCCTCAGACACGGAGAGTACGTCGGAGGAGTCACCGACCCGGAGTGCGGCGACATCGTGCAGATGCGCACGGACGACGGCTCCGAGTGGTCGATATACCTCGACGAGAGCTTCGGCGATGCCGTGCCATCGGATGCGGACATCCTCCGTACCGTCGCGGCGGTCGGAGAGTGCCCCGGACGCCGTGACGATGCCATCCCCGTGGACAGGTCCGCACCGGAGAGCATGACGACCACGGTCAAGGTCAAGGCCCTCGGCGGGTACTCGCTCGGAGTGATCGTCACGAGGGAGCTCAAGGCCCTCGGAGTCGAGGCGGGGGAGTACGTCAAGGTCACGGTTGAGAGGGCAGATTAAGAAAGTATTATATAGTAATACTACTATGTAGTATTAAGGGGAAAAAGAAAAACCCCAGGAGAGAAAAGACATGGACTACACCACCGAGACCTACGAGGACGAGGGAACCTTCAGGACATATACCGGCGCGCACGTGCGCGCGATCGTCCAGGAGTTCGACGACGGCTCCGCTTACCTGGAGCGCATCGACGTCGACGAGGGTTTCCGCGGACAGGGCATCGGAACCGCCGCGATCCGCGAGATCCTCGGAGACTTCGACGCGCTGTACGCCGCGCCGGACAACGCGGACGCGGCGAGGCTGTACGCGAGGATCGGAGAGAAGGTCGTCGGAGAGGACATCGACGCGGCAGCGCCCCTGGAGTGCCTGTACTACCTCGACCAGGGCTACGGAGTGTACTCCGTCGAGTTTTGAAGCCGATGGCTTTAAGCCGGTGTCGAAGAATCATAGATACACAAGATGAAACGAACACCGGGGCCATACTCCCCAGTCGGCCCCGGGATCCCATCAGGGATCAAGAGAGATTAGACATGCCGAGTGCATGGGTGCGGGCGCCCGAAAAAGACGGCAAAATCCAACCGGACGCCCCCGAGGACCGAACCCCGATAGCACCGCATATCTCTACATCACTGCCGATATATAAGCGGATGCTTAAAATCGCGATATGTGTATGTGATATGTGTGTGTGCGTCGGAAAAACCCCAATGGATGGGAGGAGAGATGCACATGACAACAGTCGACTACTCGCAAGTGTACGAGTATATTCAATATCTCGACCTCCATGGAAGGAGGCCGCTGACGCTTAAGCAGACGAGATGCGTCTGCATGAGACTCCTCCGGACGCTGTCCGAGGACGGAAGGCCGACAAGGATCGAGGAAATCACCGAGGATGACGTTTATTGGCTGTATGACAAACTCGGAGAGACGAAAAGCGACGAGGTCCGGTTCCGTGAGATCGGATACCTGTCGAGGATGTCAGACCATTTCGGATGCCCTCATTGGATCAAGCGGATGGACATCCTCCGCAACCGCTACGAACCTGACCGCGTATGGTTATCCGTCGAGGATTACGGGAGGCTGTACTACGCGGCCGAACCGACCGAGAGGATGATCCTCGTCCTCGGAGCATTGATGGGACTCCGGAGAGCGGAGATCGCCGGGCTGGAGGACGACGACATAGACCTCCGTGCGCACAAGATGACGATCTGCGGCAAAGGCCACGGGAACGGGTTGGTCCAGATCATGGACATCCCTCCGATGGTCGCCGACGAGATCCGGACCTACCGGCAGTGGAAAGGAAGCGGTCCGAGATCCGACTCGAAGCTGATCCAAGTCGAGAGGGCCGGGAGATGGACGGGAGTCGTCCCGAACCGGGTCTACATGTGGATGGATGCGCTCGGCGAGCGCGTCGGCATCAAGGTCACGACGCATGCGCTCCGCAGATTGTACGCATCGACGCTCGTCAATATCGTCGAGGCCGACCTGGACACCGTCCGTCGCCTGATGCGCCACAGCGACATCACGACGACGCTCCGGTGCTACGTCCACGCCGATCCGAGCAAGATGCACGCCGCGCAGGACGGTTTATCCGCCATCATGAGAGGTACGATCCGGGCGGAATAAACCGCATCGTGCCTTATAAATATCAGAACGACAATTAGGAAAATAGGCAAAATCCAAGCGATTTGACGATAATTTTCAGACGGAGGTATTACATGTGTAATACATCCTAATCGAAAAATCGTCGAAAAAGTGCGTTTTTTGCCTGA